GGCTGATCTGTCCACAACCTTGTATTACCCGCCTGGGTATTTGCGTGCTTTTACATTCAACTTGGCCATGGAATTGGCGCCTGAGTTTGGTGGCGAGCCCAGCCCCCAGGTGCAACGCATCGCAATGACGAGCAAGCGCAACCTGAAGCGCATCAACAATCCCGATGATGTCATGTCGATGCCTTACGCCATCGTGGCCAGCAAGCTCAAGCCTGGGCAGCGTTGCAGGTAGGCGGGCTCTTTGCCGCCTTCTGGGACGACTTCAGGGAAAAGGTTGACCATGCGGTTGTCCGCAGCATTGACGCTGCGGGCAACATATGCACTTCCAAGTATTGGGGTCTTCATTTAATACTTAATAATTACCAGCATAGATGTTGAAGCGCTGGCGGTTAGCCACGATGGCGTAAGGCATCGACATGACATCATCGGGATTGTTGATGCGCTTCAGGTTGCGCTTGCTCGTCATTGCGATGCGCTGCACTTGGGGGCTGGGCTCGACGCCAAACTCAGGCGCAAATTCCATGGCCAAGTTGAACGTGAAAGCACGCAAATACCCAGGCGGGTAATACAAGGTTGTGGACAGATCAGCCGGGCGGTCTAACTCTTGCACGCTGATAAAGTGCCATTCAAGATCGCGTGTGGGCCGGGGGTAAACCGTCATGTCCACGTTTGGAAACGTCATGTTCACAAACATCACTTGCGGGTACGTGGAGGTTACGGTCTTGACCGCAATGCCGTCATACTGCTGCTGGTTGATGAACTTGATGCCAAACGACACGTTTGTGCCGGGGTCGCGGTAGTAGGTGGCGTCGTCCATCAGGACAGGGCGCAAACCAACAAAGTCACCGGTTGGGCCAAGGGTGCGGTTAATCTCGCCGGCAGGCCATGTAAAAACTTGATCTTGGGTACAGAAAACGGACAGGCGTTCGGTGTTCCAAGAGTCGATCATTTGGTTGAGCGCCATCATCGCGTCTTGCGATACTGATGCCCCCGGCGTTTCGCCTTCGGCCAACACACCGAGCAATCGTAACGACCTGTTGATTTGTTCGGCAGTGGTATAGGTGGCCATGTTTACGCTCCTTGTTCGACCGCCTCAACAGTTGGACGGCTACGTCTACGCTTTACTTCCTGTGGAGCCGCCTCTTCAACAACAGGCGTGTCAAGAGTATAGCGTGTCCAGCCGTTTTGTTCATCTGCTACGGCTTCAAGTTCCATGGTCGCAACCTTGGCGCCGTGGACGGGGTGGGACATGTAAATGACGGACATAAAAAGAAGGGGGTGGTTAGCCCCCTGGTTGGTTTAAGCAGTGATGCCGATGTTTTTCAACGCTACGCGGATAGCGTTGATGGCGGTGGCCAACTCAGTACCGGTGGCGGTATTGGTGACCGCCGTGATGGCAGCAGCTTGAGTGATGGGCGTAACACCGTAAAAACCAGCGGTGCCGCCGGCCTTACCCATGATTGCGCCATCGAGTTGCGGGTCTTCGTACGCAACGCCAACAGGTTTAGTGTTTGTAGGCATGATTGTTCCTTAAAAACGGGGGCCGAAGCCCCCATTAGGTTTAGCCCGCAATGCGGTACAAAGTCCAAGTGCCATCGCCGGTTTTACGTGCGCGGAACGTGGCGCCGGTGTTTTCCAACACCACCATGTTACCGAGCAACGTCCAACCAGTGGCGGTGGCCAAGGTGCATTGATATGCAGTGTCGTCAACCGCCACTGAAAAATCAAATGCAGAGTTGACTTTCTGGGCGCTGCTGATTGCAAGCTCCAGATCGGCAACGGTGGGCAGCGTAACCACGGTGTCAGCCGAGGTGTTGCTGGTGATCAACCCGTTGGCCATTTGAGCGCCGGTCAGGGTTGCGGTGGTTGCGGTAATCGCAGTGGGTGGGCCTTGAACAATCAGTTGGGCTTCATTGATGTTGCCCGCGCCGACTTGGTAGCCACCAGAACCGTTAGGTAATGCCATGATAAATTTCCTTGAAAAAAGATGTTACAGAGAAAGGGGCCGAAGCCCCGTTTCAGATCAACCCCACAGACGGCAAGCCATCTGAGGACGAATGGCGCTGTAGCCGTACAACACGTCGATACGGCAAGGCATACGGTCGTTGTTGATGTCGTACTGGCGAACCACACGCAAGCTGATGCCGTTGTGAACGGCACGCGCGGCCATGTCTACGCCCTGGGGCAGCAACAAGTCAGCGGTGGCGAACGTGATGGCGTCCTTGTGGTAGATCAAGTTCTGCGGGTACTGGGTGCTGGCCGTGCCGGTGAACACAACAGCCTTGTTGGTCGCAGGCAGAGTCAGCATGGTGGCCAGAGCGTGGCTTGCTGAGTACATGGGCGCAACGGTCACGGTAGCAGTCGTGGTGCTGGTCGAAGACGCCAAAGCCACAAACTGGAACAGCGAGCCGGTGGACTCACGGGTCTGCGGGTTCACCGCGTAGACATCAGCAATCGTGAACACGTCGCCGACGGCGATGGTTTCACCAGAGCCAACGGTCAACGTCAGCGTAGACGCGCCTTCAGAGGTCACGGCAGCAGCGGTCACAGTGCCGGTAGCGGCGCGGGTGCCAGTGGTGTGCTGCTTGATCGACTGAGACATGTTCACCTCGTCGAAGCCCAACACGCCCATGCCCATCATGCCGTTCTTGAACTGCTTGCTGATGGTGTCGGTGGGGTTGAACAGACCCTTCATGCCTTCAACCAAACCAGCGTTAGCGGCGGGGTTGACGGTGGCATAACGGGGGTTCATCACAGCGGCGTTCTCGTTCAGCTTCTGCTGGGCTTGCAACAGCACCAAAGAAGTCGAAGGAGTGGTGCCGGGGGTGCCCACAGAGTTACCAATGGATTTGTACGCATTGGCAACGTCAGCGTCGATGGAACTGGCCAACTGGCTGATACGAGGCTTCAACACGCGCTCTGCGAAGTCATCCAACTGCATGGTCAATTCAGCGGAAGTGAAGTTCACGCCGATATGCTTTTGGTTGTTCACAGTCAAGGTGGTGAACTGTTCGTTGTCGTCTTGAGTTTGCAAGGCGGCGCCGTCGGTCACCAAAGCGCGGTCGGGCAAGCGAATGCGCAGGGTCGAACCAATCTTGGCACCTTCAACAGCAAAGCTGTCGTCGTACTGACGGTTCACGTTACGGGTCAACACAAGGTTGTTTTCGAGAATCTCAAGCGCTTTGCGCGTGATCATGTCGATGGTTAAGATACTGTTAGCCATGGAAAAAATCCTTTAAAAATTTAGCGGTTTGCCTGCAACTTTTTCATCTGCCTAGCTCGTTCAGCTTCAATCCACTCCGAGGCGCTCATGGTCTTGGTAGACCGTGGGTCTGTCGTGTCATAGGCTGGTGCTCCAGAAGAGCGAGCAGTCACAGGTGAAATCGGTGCTGGCGCGGACGTGGTTCTTCTCGTTGGTGGATCGTTGGTCAACTTGGCCTCAATCCTTCCAATTTCCTTGGCCTGCAAGATAGGTGCAAGACGGGAGATTCGATCTGCTTCCTTGGGGTTCGCACCGAGGTAGTAAGCTACTTCAGGGCCAACGTCCGAGGCTTGGATCGACTGAGCCATCACGGTCGTGATTGAAAGTTTCGGGTTGTACGCGACTTGTTCAAAGTCATCGTATTTGCTCCGAGCTTCTTCTTCCTTTTCGTGATAGGTCTCAAGAATTTCAGATTGCTGCCGGGCTTGCTCACGCTGGGCGATCAACTCTTCGGCCTTTTTGTAAGCCAATGCGTCTGCATAGGCTTCAGGGCTTTCAAACTGATCAACCGGCGGGATATGGGCTGGCGCCCTCAAAGTCTGCGCTTCCGCTTGCCTTTGAGCCTGTTCTCTTTCCCACTTACGCTGTTCTCTCGCAAGCCGCTTACCGATGGCAGCATCCAGTTCTTCTTGGGTAAAAACCCTTGAGTCCTTTTGCTCATCAGCGACTACCGGCGCATTTTCTACAGTCTCAGGAGTGGCCGTCACTTCCGGGGCTGGCGCGGAGTCAACTTCCGCTAGGTTTTGTTGGACTTCTTCAGTCATGTCAATGAATCCTAAGATTCCCCGGTGAACCCCGCCGGTAAGGTTTACTGCACAAACTCAACAATATCACCTACCGTCAATCCTGACAAGAAAGTGATTGTTGTTGAATTTGTTTCAATGTACTGTAGTGTAATGACTTTTTTCAAGCCATTGACGAAAACCTGCATGCTGTTGTTGCTGGTGGTGTAGTTCAAACCAGTGAACACAGTTTGGCCTGCCGTGGCCGTTTGATAGGACTGCGTGCCGCCAGAGCGGATCGCTGAGATGTTGTCCATCGTCCAGATTTGGACGTAGGCGCTGTTTTGAAGAACGAATTTGTAAGCGTTGAAGTTGGTCAGCCACACTTCATTGGGTGGCCTGCCAGCGCTGTCAAGGATGATCGGGTTGGGGTTTGCGACTGACCCCGTGTTGCTGGTGTAGGTCGTGGCCGGCGTGGTCGTCCCGGCAGCGTACGAATAAAGCAGCCCACCCGTCAGTGGATTGCCACTGTCGTCGAAGAACTGCGAGCCGGCACCGGCCAAGGGTGAAAGATTAACTGCCATGTCTTAATTCCAAGGTACGCCAGTAGCGGTCACAGGGTTCTTTTTCGCCTCAATTTGGGCCAGCAGGGAGGCTTCCGTGGCATCCTTGTCCACGCCATTAGCCCATATCCATCCTAAGACAGTTTCCTTCGTCAGAGAGCTGTATGGAATGTTTGCATTGCCATCACTCCATGAACAAGTGCCATATATAGATGCAGAATAATCCCCATCTGTTGCATTTGCTTGCCAATGGGCAGTGGTGACAAAGCCATCTGAGGTTTGTCGGTCAAGTTGGGAGATGTTCCAAGTAATCATGCTGACTCCAATGCAGTGATACGGGCGGTGAGTTGAGTGATGAGGGCTTGTTGTTCTTGGATGGCGGCTGTTAATGTTGCAACCAAGAATGAAGTATCAACGCCTTGGTACTTGGGGTTGCCATCTTCATCCACTGCGTCTTTGTCGCCAGTAACGCAATCAGGCACGACTGCTTGCAATTCATGAGCAATAAAACCCTGACCAGCCTTTCCATTTGATTTCCAGCTATAAGTTACAGGGTTAAGTTGAGCGACTTTATCCAATGCGTTTTGCATTGGTTGCACATTTTCTTTTAGTCTGTAATCTGAAAGATTTGTGTATGAAACATTTGTCCCATCAAAATAGATATAGCCTTTTTCTGTGCCGCCAGAATAAAACCTACCGATGTAATATGAACTGCTAGAGGTGCTGTTTGTTGTAATAGCTTGCACATTTGCGCCGCTATTGGCAACAAGAATACCCGCCGTAGAGCCAAGCGTTGATGTAGTCCCCACCAGCAAGTTACCGCTTGCATCAAGAATCATGTCACTTTCAGTGCCCCTTGCAGAGAATGAAAAATATCGACTTGCGGCAGTAGTATTTGGAGCATAAGAAATTCTGCCATCGCTAGTGTTATCGTCAGTAAATAAAATACTTGCAAGATTATTAGCTGATCTACCACTAAGTCGTAATTGTGCTGTAGAACCATAGGTTGTTCCATTTGCAGACCCTGCATAAAGTCTTGCGCCAAAACTTGATGTGCCACCAATAGCCAAGTTACCGCTTGCATCAAGGGTCATTGCTTGGGTGAAGGTGATGGCGTTACCTGCTGTGCCGGAGGGAGCGTTGTACCAACGATGTTGCCCAGCAGCCCCATTTGAGTCATACCCGGTAGCCGCCGCAGTTGCAATATATCTCCATGATCCACTTGCATAATACGCATTTGCGTATAAGCCGCCTTCATTGCCAAAGCCATACCACGATGAATTTTTATTTTGGATTGCCGTTAAAGTTGTCCAAGCACTAGGCGTAACACCCACACCCAAATTGCTACCATCAAACACCAACGCACTGCCCGTAGTCAGCACCTTGGAGCCGTTCAAATAAGCAACGCCATTGGCTGTGCCGCCGGGATAGACGGCTGTTTGCACGTTGGCAATGCTGGCCTTGACGGTAGCGCCGCTTTGGACAATCGGCAAAACCTCAGTGCCTGCAAGAGGCGTAGTGGCTGCCGTTAAGTTGGAGATTTTTACGTTGGCCATAATTTACTCGTAGATGACAGTCATGGATACGTCGCCAGAGATGACAACGTACAGACCCTTGTTAAACGCAATTCCGCCAATGTCGCCACTCAACTGCCGAACTGAAGCTGATGTGGGCGTGAATTGATGGATCAATTCTGGATCAGCCGTATCTGCTGTGGCTGAGTCATAAATCGAAACCCTTGGCGTGGTGGTCGCAGAACTGATGAAAAGACTTTTGATCTTTCCAAAGCCAACTTTAAGCTGGGTGGATGCCGTGATGTGTTTGTACTGGGACATGGCTTTTACTCGTAGAAAACGGTGTAGTTGACAGTTGTGCCGCCCTTGTCAATGTACAAACCACTGTTGAAATAAATGCCCGCATCGTCCCCGCTCAACAGATACATTGTGTTTGATGCTGGCGTGAAGGTCGCAAGAATTGTGGGGTCGCTGGTGCTGGCCGTAGCACTGTCGTAAAACGCCAAGGTGGGCGTACCAGACGCGGTGCTCACGAAGAAACCCTTGAGCTTGCCGGCGCCAACTTTGACTTGGACGTCAGTGTTGTTGTTGTGCAAATAAAGAGCCATGGTGTTTCCTTACGCCAAAAAGCGGAGTTTATACAGAGTTGTCAAATACAACTCAATGATGTTGTCAATAAGTTGCTGCAAAGATGAGTCGGATTTGTCAGCCACTTCATACCGGCAGTCTTCAATTTCTTTTAACGAGTCTTCCAAAAACTCAATCACATTGCTGGTCTTCTTGGCTGAATGCAGCGTGATCGGGCCCATCAGGCCATGCCGGCCTTGATAGGCTTCAGCAAATGCGTCTGCGTGGTCAATGATGCCGTCGTAAAACGCATTCAAGGCCACATGCTTGGAATAGCTGCGAGTGTTCAAATGCACCGAATGGGTCACATCGCGGGCTAAGAACAGCAGTCCGACAAAATCACACGGTTTCATTGCGGCATTCCTTGTTGTGGCATCATTTCAAGCTGATCTCGGCCCGGCATTTCAGTCACCAAGTCCCCTGATGTGATCATGCCATGCACCGTACCCAAGACTATATCTTGAATTTGCTCTGGTGACATGCTTGCCTGCACTTGGGCCAAACGCTTGGTTTCAGCTTCGTATGCTTTGACTTGAGCCTCAAAATCCTTGCGCTTTTGCTCTTGCATCTCGATGGATTTGCCCACGTTTTTGAGCATTTCGTGCATCTGATCCATCTCAGCACCCATGGCTTGCATTTGCTGTTGTGCGGCCTGCAATGCCGGGTTGTCTTCGGCGTCTGATGTGAATTTGGGGTCGATAGTTTTGGCAAAACGCTTGGACATCTCTTGAGCCCCAGGCCAATCCATGTTCTTGACGAACAGGTCACCGGCCACAGCCCACAGTTGAGGATTGCCTTGCAACAGTTGTGCCATTGCTTCCAGCGCCTCTTGACGTTTGGTCGCGTAGCCTGGGCCAGTGATCGCCACCACGTCGTACTTGCCGACACCGGGGTTGTAGATTTTCTCGATCACAACGCCCTGCTGATCCACGATCTTGTTGACCGGCTGCTCTTGATCGGGGTTGATTTTGACCATTTTGGTCTCGCCATCTTCACCGATGATGCGAGCGATGCGCTGGGTGTCGTAAATCTTGGGGATCAAGTCCACCAACTGGCGGGCCACATGGCGCACGCCACGGGCCAGATTGTCGCCGTAGTGATACGTGCCCACATCGCCCTCGCGCTGGCGGGCCAGAATGGCTTTGCCGCTGCGCTCGTTGCTTCCCATACCCAAACTGGCGTTGTATTGCCCTGTGGTGCTCTTGATGTCTTCAGAAGCGCCCGCCTTGGCTTGCAGGAGGCCGCTGGAGGCCATTGGAGGCTGTGCCCGCTGGGGTAGTGGCAACATGCCGCCTTGGCCGTCTGTAACGTCTGGATTGACCTCCAAATACGGCCAGTTCTGCGTGTTGGCAGTCTTCCACTGGTTCTCATAGCCCTCAAACTGGCCACCGTAGCCAATGAAGGGGGCTTTGGGTGCCAAGGCCAGCATTTCGGCCTCTTGGCTGACCCAGTAGTTGTACATGCGCTGGGCATCCTTGGCGTTGCGTACCAAGCCCGACACGTACAAACGACCGTCAACCTCAAATTCGTTGCCCACGATGCGAATCACGGGAATCCATTTGCCCGCCCACTCGCGTTCGTCAAGGATTTCGTACCCGTTGATCTTGCAGTATTTGACCTTTGGGCGGTCAGATTCGCGTGACTTTTTGGGCTTGCCGTAGATTGCGCGCAGTTGCTTGTCCTCGGGCGTGCCTTCAAACGCCGTGGCGTTGCCAGGGTACAAATTCAGCGTCGTGCGGTCGTAGTCAATGTAGTAGTAATCCGCAATGCGGATCGTGTCTTCATTGAGCCAGTTGCTGATCGACTGATCGCCCACACCCAGCGATTGCAGGGTGGTGATGGGCGCAGCGTCTGGGTACATCCGCTCAAATTCAGCCTTGGTGATGTCCTCAGTGACAAAGCACCACTTGGCATCCGCGCCGGTTGGGTCTTGAATGGTTGGATCCATGTAGACCGAAAAGGAATTGCGCACACGGCCAATCTTGATGTCTTGGTCGAACGTGTTGTCGTCGCAATACTCGGTCAGCAAGCGAAGGTAGCCTTCGCCGTAAGAAACTTGGTTTTCGCAAGCAGTGTCGTAGGCCACATCGGCGTCGCTGATGTACTCAATGTGCCGAATCATGCCGTTGAAAATGTCGGCCACTTCCACGTCGGCGTTATCGTCCACCGGGATGACCTTGGCCCCTGGCCGGTTCTGGCGCTGGTCGTTGGTGACTTGGCGCACATGCTGGGGCAGCTTGTTGATTGTCAGACAAGGCCGGGCGTTGATTGTCTGCCCTTGCACCGCACCACGGGTGGCCAGTACATCAGCAGGCCACTGCCAGTGGTTGTCGGGCGAGCCGGCGTAGAAACGCAGGTCGTCGATCTCATCTTCGCGGCTTTCAGACAGCGCGGACACCGCCAGATCAAGCCTCGCACGGGCCGTGGCCAAGATGTCAGACGCGCTTTTCTTGGGTTTACCGCCTTCGGCCACTGCGCCAGCAGCCGCAATGCCTGTGTAATCTGCCATTATTTCTTGCCTTTTGGTGCCGCACGTTTGACGGCATACGCGATTGCCACGGCCTGCTTGACGGGCTTGCCCGCTTTCACTTCAGCCTTGACGTTCTTGCGGAATGCTTCGGGAGATTTTGATTTGACGAGTGGCATGTTACTTCTTCTTTGCAGTTTTGGCCGACTCTTTGAACGCCTTGGCCGTGGGTGCTCCAGGCGAGCCGGGCTTTCTCATCTTCTCTTTAGAGCCAGCGGCGATACGGGCCTGTTTGGCATGAATTGCTGCATACAAACCTGGATCGCCTGGTTTTTTCATTTATAAGCTCCAACGACAAGCTCTAGTTTATCGTCACCAAGAAAATCTGCAACATCTCGGCACAAAGCATAAAAGTCTTCAAAACCAAAATCCGATTTCATTCGGTTAATGGCTTGACATACGAGAATTGTATTCTGAGGCGTATAGCCAATAGCGCTGTCAATGCGCTCTATGGAAACAGTGTTGAGTTGGCTTGCCTCCAGCGTCATTTGCCGACCGCTGTATGCGCATACTCCCCACTGGGTGTCCCAACATTCCACAATGTCAGCAACAGATAAAGAAAATTCTTGTTTGCGTTTAACTGCGCTTTTTCGGGCGTTTTGCAAAAATATCTTTGCTCGGCCTTCAATGGTGGAGTTCTGCTTGGCCCTAGACTGCTGGTTGCCTGCCGTGCAGCATTCTTTGCACCAACTATGGTAGCCGTCTGTAGTCTGATTGTGCTTAAAAAACAAGCTGACAGGCTTGTCTGTTTTGCATTTGAAACATGTTTTCACGTCAACACTTCCATCGTTTGAGGGACGCCTTGGCGCGTTCAGCATCGCCCTTGGCATGCTTCACGACGCCTTCCATGCGGGCGCAAAAGCTGGCTTTGCGGCCTGCATCTGCTTTGGTCTTGGGGTTGGGTGCTGGCGCCTTGAGGTTGGAGCCCGTGGCGGCGTTGTGCTTAGCGCGGCCCTTCTCAGTCAGACCTGCGCCCTTGGACACCGGCAACTTTTCGCCGCGACCGACACTCAATGAGACCTTCTTCATGCGCCCATCCATCCAGTTGACACCGCATTCCCATAGTTGGATGTGCGGCGTTTGGGTTCGACATACTCACGGTGCGCCACAGGAAAAGCAAACGTGACGGCGATGGCGTCAGCAGCGTCGGGTGAGGCAAGACCGCGAGCTTTCATTTCCTTTTTGCTTTCCAAGAAGATTGTTCCCCGTGAATCAGGCTTCATCATAGGCGAAATCAAGTCCGTCTTCAAGAACCTGTCGTTGGGGATACTAGCAGATTTCAGCCATTCTCGCATATCTCCCCACATCTGCGCGCGCATATTACCGTACATGATCGGATTTTTGGACTTATTCCCAAAATTTATGCCCTTGATCTTGTACCGCTGCTCTTTCAGCCTATCCACAATACCCGCGCCCAGCCCGCCCTCGTCGATCACGACCAGCGCCGGCTTAAATTCGTCGATTGCCTCGATCACGTACCCCACCACCGTCATGGTGTCGTCGCCCCGGTGGCGCATTATCTTCACAATATCCCGCCCTTGCCGCACCGCGATGACCGTTGCGTCCGCTCCAAA